AGCCAACTGCCTGTTTAGCATGTCTTATGCTTGACGTGCAAGTTTATAACATAGAAACAGAGTTTGACGATCATCCGTCTGGAAAATGCGCGATTATAGCCATAACAACCGGCGGCAATTATCCCCAGTGGCAAACGGGGAAAGAGTGGTTTATGGAATTATCACCGGAAGAACAACTATCGAAAATGGGATTATCACGTTTTACCGCGTGGAAAGAAGGACGAATTGATTTAGATTCGCTTGCCTACATCAAAGAAAATTCTGTTTGGGGCGGCGCTCCGGCATTGCGGACGTTGGCGGATTTAGGAATTGAAAAAGTTGGAAAAATTATTGAATAATTTTATCTTTTTACTTGCCGAAATAAATTAATATATACGCATAAAATATGTTATAATAAAAGAGACAACTGAATAGATTTACCACCTCAGGCTAAGTAATTGGCGGGCGGATTTTGTAAACAGAGTGAATAACTCTGATTATGAATTCTGCCCGCTTTTTTTTTGTTAATTTCGCCGAAGTCGGGCGTAATCGGACTAAAGCAATGATGAAGCGACCATCGTAAAAAAGCGTAGCGAGCAAGGAGCAATAAAAATGAAACGCGAATTTTTGAAATCAATCGAAGGGCTGACGGACGAAGCAATTGACAAGATCATGGCAGAGCACGGGAAAGACGTTGAAGCGTTGAAGAGCAAGATAACGGCGGCTGAAGCAGAAGCGCAAAAATCTAAAGAAAATCTGGCTCAGTATGAAGTAGAAATCGGGGAGTTGAAAAAACAGGCCTCCTCCTCTACTGAGCTAAAGAAACAGTTCGAGGATTTACAAGCGAAAATTGCCGCAGAAAAAGCCGAAGCCGAAAAAGCGAAAGCCGATGAAGCACTGACGGCCAACATTCTTTCAACGTTTGGTGAAAAGAAATTTGTCAATGATTACACCAAAAATGCTCTGATTGCGGATATCAAAGCCGCGCTGTCTGATCCGAAAAACGCCGGAAAAGGAATCGAAAAAATCTTTACTGAGCTGACAAAAGACAAAGAAGGAATTTTCGAAAATCCGAATAAGCCGGCTGACATGCCCGGAATGGGCGAAGTCGACACTTCGAAACTAAACGATAACAAAATTCGCGCGGTTATGGGATTAGACCCGAAATAAAAAGGAGAAATAAAAAATGCCTAATTCAATTGCATTATTCAAGAAATATGTCGACCTGCTGGACGAAGTTTACCAAAAAGCATCTGTTAGTTCTGTCTTGGACGGTGATTCTTCGCTGGTTCGTGCCGGAACTAACGCGAATGAAATTTCTATCCCGAAAATCAGCATGGACGGTCTGGCGGATTATTCCCGCGCTTCCGGCTATGTCGCGGGAGACGTCACTCTAGAATTTGAAACCGTGACGTTCAACTACGATCGCGGTAGAACCTTTACCGTTGATGCGATGGACGACGAAGAAACCGTCGGGCTGGCGTTCGGTAAGTTATCATCCGAATTTATGCGGACTAAAGTAGCGCCTGAAATTGACGCGTTCCGCTTTGCTTTGTACGCTGGCTTGGACGATATCAGCGCGGCAACTCCGGCAGCCTTGACAACTGGTGACGCTTGGTTAGCGGCTCTCAGCGTTGCAAAAACGCAGATGGACGAAGACGAAGTTCCTGAAAATCGTATCCTGTTTATCAATCCGACTGGATATCAATTAATTCAAAATGTGGAAACCTACAAAAGCAAATCGGCTTTTGAGAGCTTCTCACAGGTCATCAAAGTTCCGAAGCGGAGATTCAACACGGCGATCAATTTGCGTGATGGCACAAGCGAAAATGAAGATATCGGCGGCTATCAACTGACCGGAAACGATATCAACTTCTTGATCATCCACAAAGATGCGATTCTGCAATACCCGAAGCACAAGGTTAATAAAGTCGTATCTCCGGCTGACAATCAAACCAGCGATGGCTGGAAGTTCTTCTATCGTGAGTATGGTTTGGCCGATGCCTACGAAAACAAGCGCGCTGGAATTTACCTGCACGCTGCCGTAACCGGAAGCTATAACACCTCTCTGTAGTAGGCAAACTATGGGACGAATAATCGGAAAAGTTTACTTTCCTCCTCGTGAATTGGTCGAAGCTCCTCCCCTAAAAAAGGAGGAGCCGGAACCCGCCCCCGTCTATACTGAGCCTCAGCCGGAAACTATCGAACCTGAAAAAAAAGTTTCGTATAGCCGAAAACCGCGGCGCAAGATAGAAAACATTTACGAAGACGAAGAATGAAAATATATACATTGGCTCGTCATCAAGGCAAAGAAGCGGCATACGAGAATGCATTGCGCAAGCATGGATATCAAGTATCGCGATTCATTCATTCGAACGGAATAAGGTTCGGTCTGGGAGACGCAGACTGGCGCCGCGGTTGGGTTGATACGTTAAAAGAAAAAAGAGTTAAGGTTTTTTTATATCCTCATGCCGCGCGACCGATGGTGATTTATGATGCCCAGGTTGTGCCGAATGATTACATATCTTGCATGTTTACTCAGGCCGAAGGTGGTGTTGAGTTAATGAAGCGAATTGGTTATCCTTGCCCAGTTGAAGCGGTGGGGTGGGCGTTGACAGAAGTCTTGCCGTTCAAGCCGTCTGCATCAGTAAAAAATATCTTGTTTGCCCCGATACATCCCAACGGAAACGGGTTCTTGCATGATATCGATAAAGATATCAATCTGCGAGCTTACAAAACTTTGGCTCAGTATTGCAAGGAGTCAGGCAAGAAAATGACGGTGCGGTTTTGCCGGAATATCCGTGACAACGGGCTTGAAAAACCTTATAACACAAAAGAGCCTTTTGTAACCTGGCATCAGGCGACAACGGACGTTGCTTCGAGGCAAATGCGCGAATTTGATCTGATTGTCGGTCATCAAACTTACGCCTACATGGCGGTCGCGTTGGGAAAGCCGACATTAATGATGGATGAAGCGGTTCCGCCACGTTGCGGAAATCGAGCTGACAACTTCGAATTTGTAAAGCACTGGGACGATTACAAAGATTATCTCATGTATCCGCTGGATATCCTCAATACTGAGCACAGTGTTGAAGAGTGGGTAGATATAGCCGCTTCCAGTGATGATCCTATAAAAGAATGGAAAAAGCGCTTCATTGGCAATCCGTTTGATGCAGATTTATTCGTAGAGAGATTAGAGAGCTATCTATGAGTTACACGACAGCACAAATAAATAAATTACGCAGATTGACCGCCGAGCCATCTACCAGTGAGGTCTATACCAACACGGTATTAGAAGAAGTGCTGGATGAATTTGACGGGGATTTATATGCTGCCGCCGCTGAAATCTGGGACGAAAAAGCGGCTGCCGTATCGGGAAATTATGATTTTGAAGCGGACGGAGGAAAATTTTCAAGATCGCAAATGGCGGCTCAGTATATGGCAAATGCGAACAAATACCGCGCGATGGCCGGATTTGACATAGACCCAGAGGAATTAATCGGCGATGATGAATCAATCTGAAATTTTAGCTATGCGAAGCGCGCAAGAAGCAACCATGCAGGATAAATGCACAATCTATCCATTTTCTTCATGGGTCATGAATAGCGCGGGTGACCAGACAGCTAAGAATTTTGGGACATCGGTTGAAACAGTATGCGGATTCGAGCCTACATTCCTTCAGAATCGAAACGGAAAGACGCAAAGCGAATATGTCGAAACGGTTGATTTTGAAGCGACAATTCGGCTGCCGTGGAGCGTAGAAGTCAAACCGCTGGATGAAATCCTCATTACTGAGCGATTCGGACAGGAGTTTGATGGGAAACGCTATGAAGTCGTCAAGGCTGAAGCAATCGGCATTTCGGCAAAACGAGTTATGGTGAGTGCAAAATGAGCACAACATATATAGAAGTTGAGCTGTCCGGAGAAGAAGGACTTATTTCGCGATTGAAACAAATTGATCGAACGATGCGCACGGATGCAGCAGAAAAAATGGTAATTGTCGGAGCCGAAAAAATTCGAGATCATGCAATATTAAATATTCATGAAACATTCTCGGAAAAACAGACCGGCGGCATGTCGAATAGTATCAAAGTCGAATCACAACGTTTCAGCGATGGTGCAGAAGCAACGGCAAAAGTACAAAAAATCTATGCAAGAATTCAAGAACGCGGCGGGACAATCCGACCGAGAAAAGCGAAATTGTTGCATTTCTTCGTAGATGGCAAGGAAATATTTGCAAAAAAAGTAACGCTTCCAGCGCGTCCATATTTAAAACCGGCGATTGACGACAACAAGCCAGAAATTATCAAAGCTATGGCAGATGTGGCAGAAACCTACATAAGGCGCGCATGAATATCTACGATGCAACACGACAAATAATCAAGACGGCATGCCCCAACGTGGCGGATGCTGATATTTTTCATCGGTTTCTGAATTACACGCCGGAACGCGCGGCAGAAATCAACGAAAAACCGCTTATTGAATTTGACTATTCGAACAAGGCTGAAATTTCTTCTCATTCGGGAAGAAGCGGAATTATCAAGGCGGAATTGTCAATCAATATTCTTGGTTCGTTGGAAAAAATAAATTTGTTAGCTGACGCAATTTCCTTGACTTTTAACGGGCAAAGAATCACTCAGGCAAATTTCGAATTTACGTTGATTGAAAAGAGTAATTCCGACCAAATCGAAACGAGTATCAATGCTCGGCGAATTTCTCTAAATTTCGGCGGAATAATCATCGTGAGTCCCGAAAACGAAAACGGGGGCTCAGTATAGGAGGAAAATTGGTTATTTATAAATGCACGGAATGCAGCTTCAAAACTGCGAATAAGAATTTTTACGAGGCTCATATCAGGCGGTCCAAACACACCCCCCCCACTACTGAGCCAAAGCCGGAGATCGTTCCGGAAATTTTGCCGGAACTAACGCCGGAAATTGTCGAAAAGAAACCAAAACGGCGGCTATCCGCAGAAATTATTCAGGAAGAAAAAAGCACAGAAAGCGAGGAATTAGAACATGAGTAGCGCAAAATCAAATTTTGGGACTTTGCTAAAAATCGGGGATGGAATGACCCCCGAAGTTTTTACTACAATTCCAGAGGTAACTTTGATCCCAGCAATTGAAGAAGAGCAGGAAGAAGTAGAAGTAACTCATCATGGCTCGACTGGTAAGGAATTCATCATGTCTGGAATTACTGATCCTGGTGAACTTGAGTTCGAAATGAATTCACTTTATCCAGACACAACGCAAGACGAAATTCGGGCAATGAAAATTTCTGGAGAAGTGGCAAACTTCCAAATCATCCGACCGAATGGTTTAGGCAAGCAGTTTTCTGCATATGTGAAAAACATCGTTGAAAATGATGCGGATGCGCAATCAATCGAAGCGATCAAGGAAACTGTGACGTTGCGCTTGACCGGCGGCGTGATTGATATTTCAGACGAATCTCTGTAGGAGCTAACAAAATGGGTTATATAACCAATGCAAATGAAATTCTATCGAAAGATGATTTCACGTATGCCGAAATTGACGTTCCAGAGTGGGGCGGCACGCTGAGACTTCGGAGCCTGTCCGGCGCGCAAAGAACGATTATTACCGCACGAGCGCAAAAGAACAAGATAACGGGCGACGGACTTTATGAGCAGATGATTATTATGTCTGCCGTGGACGAGGATGGAAAACCGATCTTTGACGAAAAACAACACCTGGAAATGCTCAAAATGCGCAATTCATCGATAACGAAAAAAATCGGCGAAAAAGTGCTGGAAATTTCGGGATTTAAGCCAGATGCTGAATCTGACCTTGAGAGCGCCGAAAAAAACTAAAAGAGAATTCAGAGCGGCTTTTCCTGATGCGATTAGCCGCTCATCTCGGCTATGCGAATGTAGACGCGATGACGCGGGAAATGACGAGTTCGCAGATAACGGAATGGCAGGCGTTTTATAAGCGAGAACCGTTTTTAGTCGACCGCATGGAGCAAATGATGGCTTATTTTATGTCGCTGTTTTATAACATGAATCGCGGCAAAGGGAAAAAAGTGATTAAGCCGGAAAAGTTTATGTCATTTCTGCACCCTATTACTGATAAAGAAGCGGAAGAACAAATCTTTGAAAAACTGGGAAAAATTGAGGAGGTAAATAATGGCTGAAACAAATGTCGGGACACTTGCCGCAAAATTAACATTACATACCTCCGGTTTTAGCTCTGGAATTGACAGCGCTGAAAAATCTCTCAAAGGATTTTCTGGATCGATTAAGAATATAGCGATTGGAACTGCGATAGGCAGTGCGGTTGTGACTGGGATCAAAACAGTTACCACTGGTGTTATAAATTTCGGAAAATCAGCATATAACGCTGTCGCGGATTCACAACAATTGGAAGCGTCTTTAAAAAGCCTTGTAACAACGGAGCTCGTGAAGGCTTCCAACGGAACGCTGGATTATGCAAGCGCATCCGCGAAAGCGTCCGCAAAAACAGGGGAACTGACCGATTACATCCGAAATCTTTCCATACTGAGCCCATTTTCAAACGATGTTGTTTCAAAAGCGTTTCAATTTAACGTGTCTATGGGGCAAAGTATCAGCACGGCCAAAAATACCACTGAAGCACTTCTTAATTTAGGCGCTGGATTGTCATTATCGCAGGAAGAATTTACCGGATTATCCGTTGCAATGGGTCAAGTTGGCTCGACTGGAAAGATCACGCAACAAGATTTACGCCAATTCGCTAACAATAGGTTTGGTCTTGACAAGCTGAATGATGTCTTTGTCAAGATGAGCGATGCAACTGGCGTTGTCATCAAAAACACGGATGATTTTAATGCCGCGATGGAATCTGGCAAAGTAAAAGCCGATGACTTCTATGGAGCTCTTTCAAGGTATGCTGCTGAAAATTATTCTGGCTCAGTAAAGGAAATGTCTGGAACGTTCAAAGGAATGGCGAGCACATTCAAGGATATTGGGTATTGGGCAAAAGTTGATTTGTTCAAGCCGCTGGGTGATTCCTTCTCGAAGGCTTTTTCTCCTGTTCTCGAATGGCTGGCAAAAACATTAGGTGATGGTGGCTTCAAGAAAATTGGCGAAAAAATAGCTACATGGTTCAAACCGGCTACGGATATTATCGAGCAGTTCGGCAAAGATTTAAATGATTTGGGATGGACTGCGGCACTTGATAATTTAAAAACCAATATGCTGAATTTGTTTCCGGAAGATACACAAAAAAACATTACGAAATTTGGCAAAGCATTAAAAGGGATCAAAGACGAAGTCGTACCTGTCGTAAAAGCAATTGGTCAATGGGTTTTGGACAATTCTGAATTAGCCGGAACACTTGGAAAAGTCGGTGTCGCGTTGTTGCTGCTTAAGACTCCATTAAGTGTAATAAGCTCGCTGATTGGTTCTGCCGGCGTATTAGGAATTGGTGGTGGCTTACTGGGTAAAATCGCGTTATTGGCTGGAGCGTTTCTAATTGTAAAATCTGCATGGGATAATGATTTTCTCGGTATAAAAACCGCTGTTACAAACTTTTTGAGCGAAACTAAAGCTGCATTTGAAAAGGACGGTATTTCCGGTGTTATAAAAGCGTGGGGTGAAAAAATTAGTGAAGCGCTAAAAGGTGTAAAGCTAAGTTTCAATACTCCAGACGTGGATACTTCCGATCCTGCATTTGCAGATTGGACTAAAGGCGATCCAATTCAATCAAAAATAATAAAAATATCGACAAAACAATCTGATTTTGTTACTTATCAGCCTTATGTGAAATTTGAACCAATGGATATTCGGCCAAAAGATGATGATCTTTGGATTACTAAATTATGGAATAAAGTTCAATCTTCTGTCAAAACCTATTTTCAGGGTGTACCAGGTGGTTTTGATATGGGGACTACAGAAGTTCAATCTAAATATATAGATGTGGCTCCCGTAGTGAATAAGATTGAGAAAAATTTAAGCACTGGGCTTCAAAAAGTCAAAGATATTGAGGTGTCCTCTCCTAATACTGAGCCGTGGGTTAAAACGTTCTCCACTGAAGGTACCATTCTTAAAAGTGTCGCTTCTGTTGTTGGGGGAATTAACACTGAATTTTCAAAATTAAATAATGGCGAAACTACCGCTTCTCTTGATACATTCAATCAAACAATTACAGGAAAATTCAATTGGCTGAGCGATCAACTTGTTGGTCATTCCATCGTCCCCGACATGATGCTGGCTATTCATACATCGATCAAAAGTTGGTTGACCACTTCAAACGATACGGTCAAATTGTTACTTCTACAAATGGAAACGGCGTTCCAGACAACTGCTACGAATATTCAGACTATTTTAGCGTCAATTACCGGCGGCGGTGTTGAAACTCCAGCGGTTGAAACAGGAGGTACGCAAACGGCGGCAGGAGCACAACCAGCGGCAGCAGGTGCGGCAGGCGGCTTTTCTGTTCTGATAACTGCAATAACAAATTTCAAAACGCAATTAGATTTGTTGAATTTATCTTTAGCTTATACGGTTGCTCTGCTTGGTAATGCGACGGGGATCAGCTTTTATCTGACTTCCATCGCTACGTATTTATCCGGCACAATGACGACAACGCTACAAGACTTTCAAGCCTATTTAGACGGCGATTTTACCGGATGTTTGACGGCATTCAACGAACTAATTTATCTTGGCGGAAACTCAATCTACAACTCTTTGGGAGCTATTTTCGGGGTTTTGTCTGATATCTATGAAAAAATGGCATTTGTTGTCGAGAGAATCAACGGAGAATTAACCGCTGCGTTCAAGAATATAGTTGAACCAGCAGGAATATTTCAGGGCGCGGTTGAAGCATCTGCAAATGTATGCAACGGTTTAGCAAGTGACGCAAACGCGGCGGCTATTGCGATCTGGAACTTAATCGCGGCGATGGAAGCGCTCAACAGTGGAAATTATTATCGCGCAGCACCAGGGCAAGGAACAGGTGACAGGTGGAAGGCTTCGGGCGGCTCAGTAAAGGCGGGAGAAACTTACGTTGTCGGCGAACAGGGTGCAGAATTGTTCACTCCCCGCCGATCGGGCTGGATCATCCCCAACGATGAAGCGTTTGGAAGCAATTCAAACAATGGTCAAACTATCAAAATTGAAATACATGATATTTATGGTGACGCAAATTTGGAACAAAAAATAGCTTCAGGTATCAAACAGGGTTTGAGAGAGGCGGCTTTTCTTGGCGCATAATGCAATTAGTTTTATCAACTCAAAAAACGAAGAAATTAGTCTTTGCAACTATGAAACGACAAAAGACCTAATTGAACTTTGGGGGCGAACCGGATTTGAAGCTCCGTCGGTTACCTACATTGATGAAGAATCGGCAGACGGGCACATTGCAACAATTGGCGTAAAGATTAATGCCCGTGATGTTTCTATCAACATGGTAGTAGTAGGCGGCTCAGAAGCACAGCGTGATTCAGTTTTTCATAACCTGATCAACAAAATTTTTGAGTACGGAACGGGCTCAGTATGGGGAAAACTGAAATTATCACGCTCGGATGGCTCTTTCGTATATCTTAATTGCATTTACG